ACAGGCACACTGCGTTTTGATGCTATGCAGCCAAACGTAGCTCTTGGAGCGAAAGCTTCCGACCAATTGATATGGCATACATCTTGTCTGATGCTAAAGAAGTGTAAACTTCGGAAGCGACAAGACGCTGTTTCAGAATCTTGAATCGAGCGACCTCCTGCTGTACCTGTTCGTCGAACGTATTACGTTCAGGACAGAACAGATTGCGATGAGCTTCAGCCTTGAGCGATCTCAAAGCGTCCACAAAATCAGACTGGGAAATCCGAGAAGTCTCAAATAACCAATCCAAATACATATTCGCTTGCATAAAATGCATCAATAAAGCATTAAAACTGCAAGGTTTCGAAAATGTGTTGTGGAACGTAGCTGCCTGAAAGAAGGCATTGAGATAAGTCGAATACTCACCAGGACAAAGCATATATAGAATCTTATTCATTCCATTGTAAAATGGTTTGTTGGGACTCATCAACGCTTTATGGATTTTAGCCTTTGTCGGCTCTAGTCCAAAGTTCTGAAGGAGTTTGTTTACCTGCAATTCCCAAATAGGCCCGACACTTTCGTGTAAGGTTTTGGTACGAGGTAGTCCCATAGGGATCTCCCAGTTCTCTGAAACAGCACGAATGTACATCGGCCATAGTTCTGATGGTGGATTATAGAGTCCATATTGAAATAAACGGACTCGGAGCACGGTCGCTTGTGAGCGGCTGACCTCGAAAGATAAATCTGAGGACAGCGATTCCGAGATACCAAAATAATTTTGGTAATCAACCTCACGCCACTTACCGGGATTAACCCAAAAGCTGGGAAATATAACCGCACCTGCAAATTCAGCAGAACGGTTAGAAACCCGACACTTGCTGGGGGAGCATTTAACTCCAACCTCATTCATAATTCTAGCATAATCTGCTGCAACCAAAGCATCAGTGATTGCAACGTCATCGCCGAGAACTACGTAAGTATCCTCAGGCTTGACTCCATGTTTGAGACAAAGTCCCGTAATGAAGCAGTGGTGTGTCAAACTGAACATCACATAAGAAGGGGTAATGCCCAGAGGTTGACCGTTCTCCCACTCGATCATTTGAGAGGGAAATCTCGACTTAAACCATTTCGCCCCTTCGGACGTCATGGCCCCCGGATGTAAATCCCATTTGTGTTTAATCACGAATTCAAGAAGATCCATGAACTCACCTGGCACGCCTAACTGTTCAAGCACCCATAACTGGGGACTTAATGGAAAGGTGTCCGTAGCGGAGCTAAGGTCCAATGAATGAACGGTTACTCCTTTGGATAAAGCCTGCATCGCGAACTCCTTACCCATATCCTGTCTTTTACGACAGTCGTTTGGGATTGTATTGAGGAAATCCGATACATAACGGGCAACAGGGGTTAAGGCTGATTGGTATATGGTATAAGGAGCGGCATAAACACGAAGTTTTCCGCCAGGCTCTTGAGCCCACATAACCTTTCCAACAGTCTCGAGATTCGAGAAAGGAATTAACATCTCGACGGTCTTCGCCACCAATTGGGGGTGAATAGGCCAAAACATGGATTCCCAGCTAGGCAAACGACGTAATAACTCGTTTGACGCAGCATGATGTACTGCATCGGCAAACTGGGGTCCCTTCTCTTTTCCGTCGACCGTGCCAGATATGGAGGCGTAGCGCTTCCAAATCTTTGAAACTGGCACATAGTCAACGTCAAACTGCCGAGGAGCCAACTGTGTATAGTAATCCAAACCAGACTCAACGTTAAGTTGGAGCTCGGAAAGGTTACATCCTGTAATAGGAGTCACAATTGGTTCTAGCTTCTTAATTAATTGTTCTTTAGTAGCCTCCTCAAGCATTAAACACTTGAAGATTTTACTTAGAACTGTCAAGCAGTCAGGTGATAGATCTCGTAAAGCGTTAAGCTTCGCGGGGAAACGGTTATGAAGCCGCACCCAAATAGACTTTTCACCTGCTGGATCTAGGAAATGTCCGATTGCTGTACCCACTTCCTTAAGATGGTTAAGCCCCTGGTGTAAACCTTGGGTGGACAACGTTTTAACAACGAAGTCGGACGCAATTCTGGCATGGCCACTTGTTAAGCCGATGGAACGTAATCGTCGATTGACGAAACGCCCTTTAGCTTTAATTAAGTAATGATCCATGTGTCCTCCATTCTAATATAGGGATGGTGTGACGACTGCAAGAAGCAATCGGCTAGGGGCCATACCG